ACTGCTTTAGAGAAGCCTTGATTCTTGCTCAAGACACCAGTGACCGTAGAGGTATGTTGTGTGTCCCTGTTAAGAAAGAAGGATCGTGATTCATGATTGGAATTGTCACAGCTATAGCGAACTTGGCAGGTACATGGGTCAGTGCCAAGGCGGAGTCAACCAAGGCCACCGCAGAGGCCAAAGCCACCGCACTGAAAACAGCGGCACAGTCTACAGCGGACTGGGAGCGCATCATGGCAGAGGCATCAAAGAACTCGTGGAAGGACGAGTGGTTAACGGGGGTGTTCAGCATACCTTTGATCTTGTGCTTTATACCAAGCATGGTAGATCATATACAAGCAGGGTTCAATGCATTGGCAACACTACCGACTTGGTATCATGAGATTCTCATGGTAATCGTTCTTGCTAGCTTTGGTGTCAAAGCAGGTAAGGGTTTAATGGAAACAATAGGGAAGAAATAATCATGGCGTATGGTAAAACTAAATCAGCACCTAAGCAATTCAAGACTTGTGCAGGTTGTAAGTCAAAGGCTAAGTGTAAAGCCGCTAAGAAGTGCATGGGAAAGCGTAAGTAATGCCTAAGGCAAAGAAAAAGCTAGACGCTTGCGCTAAGAAGGTCAAGAGCCGCTATAAGGTTTGGCCTTCAGCGTATGCTTCAGGGGCTGTAGCCAAGTGCCGAAAGGTAGGCGCTAAGAACTGGGGGAACAAGAGTGGCCGTAAGAAAAAGTAAAGCAGGTGCTTCCCTCAAGAAGTGGTTCAGTCAGAACAACGGTAAGGGTTGGGTAGACTGTAAGACAGGGAAGCCTTGTGGACGCTCTGGTAGCAAAGACAAACGTAAGAGCTACCCTGCCTGTAGGCCCACTAAAGCCGCTTGTAAGGACGCAGGTTCTAAGACAGCTATGGCTAAGAAGAAGTCATCTAAGCGTGTTAACTGGAAGAAAAAGAAATGAGTATTAAGAAATCCTTTGGTGCTTCTTTACAAACAACAGACACTACGTTGTACACAGTACCTGCGGGTAAGAAAGCTGAGTGGGTACTGATCTACGCTACTGACACAGCAGGATCTACAACAAGTTTTGATGTGGACTACTATGATGCGTCAGAAACTGCAACACTAGCAATACTTGATGGCAAATCTCTTTCGGCTAACGACTTTTTTAAAGTTGGTGGGGAGCCTAATGCATTTATTATGATGGCAGGAGGTGACAAGATTATTGGACGTTGTGCTAGTAACGATGATGTCACAATGCTTATATCAGTTATTGAATCCAACGACATTATCCAAGGAGGCTAATGTGCCAAAGTCAAAAGACCCTAAGTTAGCCAGAGCAGGTGTAAGCGGCTACAACAAACCTAAGCGCACTCCGGGCGGATCTAAGAAGTTCGTAGTGGTTGCTAAAGAAGGTGATAAGACAAAGACCATCCGCTTTGGTGACCCTAACATGACAATTAAGAAGTCTCAGCCTGCACGTAGGAAGTCATTTAGAGCCAGACATAAGTGCGACACGAATCCCCCAAGCAAACTAACGGCTCGCTATTGGTCTTGTAAAAAATGGTAGACTTGACATTTAACTAAAAGTATGCTATAATTGTGCATATAGACACTAAGGTATTCTCATGACATATTTAGAACTTGTCAATAATGTTCTTAAACGCTTAAGAGAGCGTACAGTTGCTACTGTGGACGAAACGACGTATTCGACTCTTATTGGTGTTTTAGTTAATGATGCCAAAAGCGAAGTAGAAAACACTTGGAACTGGTCTGCTCTCCGTCAAACATTGACACTAACGACAACTTCTGGTGTGTTTAACTATGAACTCAACGGAACAGGGAATAACTTTAGTGTCATGGATGTCGTTAATGATAACGGGAACTTCTTTATGGAGTACCGTACTCAACACGACTTCAACCAGTTTTACTTGAATCAAACCCCTGCTAGCGGAAGCCCAAGATACTATAACTTTAATGGTGTTTCTGCTGATGGTGACACAATGGTTGATCTTTATCCTAAACCTGACACTATCTATACGGTGTACTTTAACATCATTCAACGAACTGCGGATTTATCTGCAGGGACAGACAAACTCACCGTACCCTCGCTACCTGTGCAATTGTTAGCTTATGCCAAAGCAGTTGAAGAGCGGGGAGAAGATGGTGGAGTCGCTAGTACATCAGCTTACGCAACAGCCCAACGTGTGCTCAATGATGCTATTGCTCAAGACTCACAACGGCACACTGAAGAACTAGAGTGGACAGTATAAATGGCTAAACCGTTACAAGCTCTCAGTATTGCCGCACCGGGATTCTTTGGTCTAAACACTCAAGAGTCCGGTATTACGCTTGAGAGTGGTTTTGCACTGACAGCTAACAACTGTATTATTGACAAGTACGGACGCTTAGGTGCTCGTAAGGGTTGGCGTTATGTAACGTCTACAGGCGGATCAGACGTTAATCTGTTAGGTGCTCATCGGTTTATTGATATTGAAGGCACTGAAACGATCCTATCGTGGTCTGCGACGAAGTTCTACAAAGGAACCACAACTCTTACTGAGATTACACCTACATCGGACAATACGTTTACTGAAGGCAACTGGCAGTGTGTGACGCTGAACGATAAAGCGTACTACTTCCAACGTGGCTACAAGCCAATGGTCTATGATCCTGTTGCAGGTACAATTACTGACGTAGAAGACGAAACCTCCTATACAGGCCGTAGCATCAACGGGACTACTCAGGCACCACCGGGTCACACAGTACTGTCTGCTTACGGTCGCTTATGGACTGCAGACATTCAAGATGCAAGTGACAGCTCTTACTACAACAAGATGACTGTTTATTGGTCTGACCTGTTAAATGGCGCAGACTGGAACACAGGATCTGCAGGTAGTATTGATCTCTCAGCTATCCTTGTTGACGGTACTGATGAGATTGTAGGCTTTGGTGCTCAGAACGGACAATTCATTGTATTCTGTAAGCGTAACATTGTAGTTTTTGCTGACGGTTCTAATGATGCATCGTTTGATCCTGCAACACTACGGCTTGTTGAAGTTATCCGTCGTGTTGGCTGTGTTGCTCGTGACAGTATTCAAAACACAGGTGTTGATATCTTCTTCTTGTCTGAAGATGGCTTAAGAAGTCTTGGGCGTGTCATTCAAGAAAAGTCACTACCAATGCGTGATCTGTCTAAAAACGTTAGAGATGACGTTGTCGCTTTAACAGCCGATGAAACGTTAGATGACATTAAATCAGTATACTCTGAAGACAATGCATTCTATTTGTTGTTATTCCCAAGCACAACGCAAGTGTATTGTTTTGATACTCGCACTCCATTGCAAGACGGCTCCTTAAGGGTAACCGTATGGGACACTCAGAATCAAACCAATATGTTGTCACTAGCAAACGCTGTTTACTTTACGCAGGAAGATGGTCTTGCGGAGTATTTTGGTTACTCTGACAATTCTGAAAGATACACATTTCAATATTTTACCAACTACTTTGACTTTGGTAATGCATCCACAACTAAAATTCTAAAGCGAATTGCTACAACTGTTATTGGTGGCGTTGGTGAGTCATTTATTTTTAAATCTGCTTTTGATTACTCTGATGACTATACATCATACCCTGCAGTGTTGGAAGACTTAGCTATTGCAGAATATGGAATTGCTGAGTTTGGGGCAAATGGAGCAACAACACCAGATGACCCGACTCCTGCAGAGTACACAAGTGGAACTATTTCAGATATTGTAAGACTTCCGGGTTCAGGATCAGGCAGTATCCTTCAGGTTGGGTTTGAAGCTAACCTTGATGGTGCAGAAATATCAATTCAAAAATTGGATGTATACGTAAAACAAGGTAGGATTCTTTAATGAGTAACTATACGCAACTAACCAATTTTGCAACTAAAGATAATCTTGCCAGTGGAAACGCCAATAAGATTATCAAAGGTGCAGAAATCAATGCTGAGTTTGTAGCAATTGAGACAGCAGTCAATAGTAAAGCTGACATTGCTTCTCCGACATTCACAGGAACCCCTGCGGCTCCTACGGCAACCTCAGGAACTGATACAACACAGCTAGCAACCACAGCGTTTGTACAGGATGCTGTAGGTGCTTTGGTGACAATTCCATCAGGAATGCTTGCACCCTTTGCAGGGTCTACGGCACCCACAGGATGGTTCTTATGTTATGGTCAGGCAGTCAGTCGTACTGACAATGCGGCACTGTTTACAGCCATTGCAACCACTTATGGTACTGGTGATGGCTCAACTACCTTTAACCTCCCTGATCTCCGTGGTCGTACCATTGCCGGTGTTGACGACATGGGAGGCTCTGCGGCCTCTCGTCTAACAGGTGACAACGGAGCTACCACAGCTACCGCAGATTCCAATGGTTCATTTACAAGTACAACAAACATTCTTGTCGATGAAAATGACGGTACGATCGTACTTGGTATGAAGGTGACAGGTACAGGCATCTCTGGTGAAGTTACTGTAGTCAAGATTAATAGCCAGACAGATATTATTTTATCATCCGCAGTAACTATTACCGACGATACTGCACTGACATTTGCATTTGATGGGGCAGTTCTTGGTTCTGCCGGTGGTGAAAATACTCACTTGTTGACAGGTGCTGAGTCTGGCGAAGCAGGCCACCAACATACATTAACTGACCCCGGTCACTTCCACACATCAACATTTACATCAGGTACAGACTCCGGATCAACACTTGGTCAATTAAATCCATATTCAGCGGCAAACAGATCAGTCAACACCAATACCAAAACAACAGGTATTACAATAGACACTATAGACGCCGCAGACGCATCATCCGCACACAACAATGTTCAGCCTACGTTAGTGCTGAACTACATTATTAAAAAGTAAGGGAGCAATAGAATGGCACTTGGTAGTATCATTGGAGGAGCCATTGGATCTAACTTTGGTTATCCTCAGTTAGGGGCGGCCTTAGGTGGTCAATTGTTCGGCGGAGGTCTCTTTGGGGACTACGGTGAAGGATCGGCAAGAGAGGCAATTAAGAAAGCCGCTGAACTTGCAGACGATGTAAGGTTTAGAGGTGTTACGGTTGGTACAACATCAGGCACAGCCGCTTTAGACCCTCAGGCAGGCGAATATGGCGTTGCTCTGGCACCTGCGTATCAAAACATCCTAGGGTCTGCCTTAGGCGGTGCAGGAGGCTTGTTTCAACAGTTAGCTAATTTTGATATAGAAAAACGAGGCCAAGAGTATTTTGGTGATGTTTATGAGACGCTCAAAGACCCCTTTGCTCAGCAAGAAGAACGCTTACGTCAAGGTATGTTTGGTACGGGACGAATGGGTCTACGCCTTGCAGGTGAAGGTGTTGGAGCCGGGGAAGGAATGGTACAGCCTGATGTGTTTGGACTAGGAAAAGCACAACAGCAAACCTTGGCAGATGTTGCTATCCAATCTAGGGAAAAAGCTCTAGGTGAAGCTAATCAACTTGGACAGCTTGCTCAGGGAATGCTACAGTCTGGTATGTCAATTTCTGAAATGGAGCGTCAGTTGATTGGATTAGGCATTGACGCAGAAACTGCAAGGTCTGCCGCAGAGTTTGGGGCGGCTAAGATTCAACTGAGTCCTTATGAGTATCTGTTTAGTTCTTCCCAAGCACGTAGTCAAGGCGAAGGAGACTTTTTAGGAGGACTCTTTAGGGGTCTGGGTGGCTTTGGTGGCGGCAGGACTAGCGGTTTAGATGGCGCACTAGATACCCTAGGTATTAACGGCTTTGATCGTCCGGGTTCAGCATACTACGGAGAACTATAATGGCTAGAAGAGATCAAGTATTATCATTATTCGGTGCTAGTCCTGCTCAGATTCTTCAGCAGATTCGTCAAGAAGAACAAACCCGAATGGCTCAAATGCGTAGCCCTGAAGCTACAGTAGGATTCGGACTTGGACGTGCTGTTGGGCGAGCATTTGGAGGAGAAGACCCTAGGGTTACTCAGGCACGTCAACAGCAATCGCTTATTCGCCAAGCAAAGACAGATGTCCAACAGCAGAGGGCACAAGCTCAGGCACAGCAACAGGCTGTGTTAGATCAACAACTAGGTGGCCTTGAGGGTGCCTTATTGTCTGAAGCAACAGGCCGTGGTGCTCTTCCAGAGATCCAACAGCCTGCCCCTAGTCGTGAACAAGCAATGATGACAGAGCTTGACAACAGAGCGCAAGATTTTGATGCGATAGCAACTCGTTTAGAAAGTGTGCCGGGTTTTGAAGAGCAAGCTAATATGGCACGTAACAAGGCCACAGAGGCTCGCCTAGGTGTCTTCAGCTTACAAAAGACCCTTGCTGACATCAGTAAATCACAACGAGGTGCGGCTCCTAAGTTCCAAGAGATCAAAGAAGGTAACGAGATTGTTACTTATCGTGTTGATGCTGACGGTACACGGACTGAGGTTGCTCGTGCAGAGCGTTACAAGCCTGAGGGTACCAAGGTAGACGTTACGATTGACAAGCCAACACAAAAGTTCCTTGAGAAACTTGGCGGTGGTCTGTCAGACGAATACACAAAATCATTAAAGGGAACCCGTACAGCAAACAAAACACTTGCAACTATTGACAGAATGGACACATTAATCAATTCTGGAGAAGTTATTACAGGTACAGGGGCTGAGTTTATCAAGAACGCAACTAAGGTACTAAACAAGCTAGGATTTACCGACAGTGATCGCCCTGCGGCAACTGAAACATTTTTTGCTACAAGTGCAGGATTGACGCTTGAGTTGCTTAAAACCGGAGCGTTAGGTACAGGCAACTCGATTACTGAGGCCGATAAAGATTTCATGAGAGAAGTGTCTGGCAACAAAGTGTCGTTGGACGAAAACGCTATTCGAGATATTTCCAGAATTAACCGTCAGGTTACTGGTGCGGCAATGATCTTCCATAATATGCTTGTCGATGATATTAAGATGTCATTCCCTGATGAACAGATTAACTTGCGTAAGGTTGAAGTACCTTATGACCGCTTGGGATTTGACCAAGCACAGAATCCACAGACAGGTGAGATCATTTACCTTGATCCTTATAGTGGAATGTATGTAAGAGCAGACGGAACACCTGTTCAATAGGAGACCAAATGGCACAATTACCTCCCGGCTTTGTCAGAATGCCACAGGCAGGCCCTACGCCCCCAGTGGCACCCCAGACACCACAACAGCCTCCTACGCCTGCCTCAGGCCCTCAGGTTGCCCCTCAGGTTGCTTCTGGTGACATCCCTTTAGGCTTTGAAGCGATGCCTCAGGAAGTTCCTACAAGAGAACAGGACAGAGACTACCTAGAGCGCATGGGTGGTATCATGACATCCCGTGAAGAACGCATGGAACGTGCTTACGAGGGATTCAAGGGCGATCAGATTGGCTTTGGTCAGATGTTCGTTACTCAGATGGGTGCGGCTGTAGGAGCACTTGCGGAACTCACAGGTGAAACAATGTTCACTGTGTTAAGCCAGATGACTCCTGATGATGCTAAGTCGTATTTGAAAGAGATTGTAGCGGCAGGTGGATCTAAGCTCCTCAAGTCTGAGGAAGCGCAAGAAGCCTTGGAGTGGTATGAGAACTTATCACCAAGTCAGAAAGACTTCATGCTCAGTACGTTGGACTTAACATTGGCAGGGCCTTTAGCAAACGTCGTAGGACTACCTCTTAAGGGATCTAAGAAGTTCCCAGATGCCCTAGGCCCCCAGACTGCTGTAGCAGGTGAGAAGAAAGGTCTGGCAGAGATGATCTTAAGTCACAAGGCGGCAGACCGTGCGGCTCGCTTTGGTGAGAAGTTATCACCCTATGATAACGGTATTCTTAACACGGCAATCAGCCTAGGTATCAAAGCAAGTGATAATCCTGCTAAGATGATTCCTGTGTTCCAAAGGGAAGTCAATAAACTAACTACCAAGATCACTGGACAACTCAAGAAAGCCAAGAACAAAGGCATGAGAATGAGTAAGGGCCAGATTGCAACCAAGGTAGAGGGTGCACTACAGAAGTTTGCCAAAGAGAATGCAGAGTTTGAGGACTTTGCAGAACTCAGCAACATTGTGTCCAAAGCTGAAGAGATCTTTACAACAGCAAACAAAGCATTTGATGGGACACCTGAGGGACTCTATCGTCTACGTCAGGCTATGGATAAAATCTCTGAGAACGTGTTTGACAAGAACTTGTTTGAAGGCTCTAAGTTAGGCTTAGATGTCGTTAGGGTTGTACGTAATACCCTTAACGAACAACTCGACGGGATGGTGCCCGGAATGCGAGATACACTACGTCGTCAACATTATGCGATTGAAGGTAAGCTCAACGCCAAGCAGTTTGGCATTCAAGAGTCTAGACCCAAAGGTATCGCTAAGGTTCTCAACTTTGTCGAAAGACACCCACTTTTAGTCGGTGGTGCGGTCTCTGGTGGTGGTATGTTTGGTAACTTGTCACCAACTGCAACTGCAAGCCTTGGGTTAGGTTTAGGGGCTTATGGTCTTGCACAGCCCGGTGGCCGTGCTCTTGCAGGTGAGGCACTTACCCAAGGTACACGAGGTGCCGCTTTTGAAGCAGGCAAGATGGTTCCTGAGATTATTGAGGAGCAACAGCAGTAATGAGCGCACTGGATCGAGTGATGGGCAACCCTGCGGCATTTCCGCAGGCTGTTCAAGATGCAACCTACAATCCTGACAACTACGCCTTTAGTCGGTTTGTGCGTAATAATGCTCAAACACTTGGGAATATCCCAAGCAATATGGCTCGTGTTAATCAAGAGTTTCAAGAAGGCACTCGTAATCCTCTTGAGTTGATCTCAGGCACTGCTTATGAGTTTTTAGGAAACCCTGTAGGAAGTCTTTTTAGTTCACTAATTCCTCAGCCCGTAGAGGACGCTACAGCCTACTTAGCGAACCTCACAGGCATCCCTCAAGCACTCCAAGGTGTTGCTGAAGACTACCCACGTACTGCTCGTTTCATTGAAGAAGCAGGGTCATCTATTCCTGTAGTTGGTTCTCGTTTGTTTGGTAATTTAGTTGCACGTAATATGCCAAACGAACTCCCCGGTTTTTACAGCGGACAGAAGGTGGCCGCAACATTACGTGGAGGTGTTCAAGGGTTTGCAAATGCACTTAAGCAAGCTGTAAGCCCTCAAGGCATGGCTGAGTTAAATCAGCGGGGTGTTAGTAAAACACTCACTGATCTTGTGCGTAAACCTGAGCAACGACCTAAGGGTGCTAAGGCAACCTATGGCAACGCTTTATGGGGTCAAGTAGGTTATGAAGATTTATTGGGACGGATGATTGGAGACCGTAGTCCTTTATTATCTAAGTTGGATACCGATTACTTTACTCATCAAGCCATGTTTAAACCTGATGATTATAGACAAATGTCTGGTCTTAACAAACAAGATGCTGACGCTTTCTTCCGTACTATGTCATCTAATTGGGGTATCAAAGGAAACGACAAGTTAATTATGGTCGAACGGCAACCCATAGGAACTGAAGGGTCTGGACGTATGTATAATGCCGCATTCGGATATAAAGCTGAGAAAGCTTCTAGGTTACCTTCAGTATTCCCCATGAAGAATGGTTTTAAGAATGGCGATGACTTTATTCAGTCATACAATCGGACTCTGGAGTTAGATGATAAGACATCTACACTAGATAGTAACAAAATTTCAAAGATCAATCAGGCATTTACAGATAACCCGTCTTTAAGTACAATTACCGATGTTAGTGAACTAGCTACAGAGCTTAATAAAATTGTCAAGTTCCCTACAACAAATATCGTCAACCGTGCATTCAAGCACCGTGAGAAGCGTGGTTTCAAATCAAATGATGAACTTGCCAAGGCAATGGAAGCCAAGGGATTCAAAATCAATCGTAACAAAGATCAGGGTGAAGACGCTGATGTTTACTTTTCTGACTCTATGGTCACTGAGGCAATGGAGTTAGGCGGTGTAAACATTGTCTACAAGGTAGGTAAGGATGGTAACGTCACATCTCAAATGTCTGACATTCAAGATTTGTTTGGTATGACCCCTGTAGGGTCAACTAAGCTGATTGCTGTACTGCCTCCTATTACCAAGAACATAATCAACCCTTCAGCCAATCCTAAGCGTCAACCGCAGGATATCACTGCTGTGGCTGACATCAAGGCAGAACTAGAGACACCGGCTCAGGTACGCCCGCAGGATGTTGCTAGTGCCGCAGGTAACGTAGCCGCTTTAGGCACCGTAGTAGGAGATGTGTTGGTTGATAATCCGTTTGAAGAAGATCCTGATTTATTCGGGCCATAAAAAAGGGGCCCTAAGGCCCCAAGGGTTGAGCGAACGACCTACTCAAAAACCTCAAAGATGTCCCCAATCATAATCTTACAAAAGGGGACATTGATTACAAAACCATCAAAGAAGTACACTGTAGCCTCGTCAATGTCCTCACCTTCCTTCCATCCTAACACTGGTTGACTCTGTACTGTCTCTGCAGACAGTCCGAATACATTGTGAAACCTAGCTGTTATCATACCTCTACCGCCTTATACAGATGCTTGGCATTGCCTGTCTGTCCTGATTGTGATTGTTTGATTGCTGAGGTGCCATCCTTGGCCCTATACGTCCCTATGTACCGCTGACCGCAGTAAACTTTATAAGTCCTTACCAACCCCAGTCTTCCCCTTCCAATCCGTGTGCGTTGTAATCTGTGACTCGCTTTTCAAAAAAGTTGGAAATAGAACTACCACCAAGCAACTCCTCCATCCACGGGAGAGGGTTCTCCTTAACCTTCCAGTTCGTCTTGAGACCAAGCTGTAGTAGTCGTCTGTCTGCGAGGTAGCGAAT